CAACAACGTGCATTTCGTCGGTTGAAGTGGCGTTTCCGTTTACTGTTGACCAGTTTGATGTGCCTGGAGCAGAATCAAAAGAGTCGAAGAATCCCCAATACCGTGTAACTGTTGCACTATCGATTGCCTTTGCAATACCGGGTGATACTGTTACTGAGTCAGTTCCTGTCTCAATGGCCGTAACTTCAACGGCATCCAATTCGCCTGCAGCAGGGTCTGTGAACACCAGTTTATCACCAACCGTTAATCCTGCGGTAGATCCTAATGCAACTGTTGTGGCACCAATCGCTGCTGTTGCACCGACTCCGGCACCATATGTTGATGCCCATGCCGTGTCGCCGTCGCACACAGAAACTTTCAGAGAGTTTCCGAGCACACCGGGATATTTGGCAATCCAGTTGCCAGCGTCATCTAGTGTTCCGGTATCTGTTGATTCATATACTTCATCATTTGCGATCAAAAGACCTGCGGACGAACCGGCGTTCACTGCAGCTGCTCCGACCACTCGTACTACTTGAAGGTTGTTGCCGTATGAAAGGAAATTTGCAGCGGTGAAGAAATATTCATACGTGTCCTCGTTTGGGTCGCCAAACAAGTCACGAAGGTTTGATTCACTGTCTACAAGAATTCTTTGGTTGGCCGGGCCCCATTGAAATGCACCAGCAAAACCACCATTTGTGGTTGAAACTGCTGGGACAATTGTGGTTAGGTCAATTTCTGTTACATTAACACCGGGGCTAAGTTGAAATCCCATTCTATCTCTCCTTACATCTAAGCTTGTGTCGCATGGTATTCAGTGATATTTATACTTTAACGAAGTTAGAGATTACCAATTGAGTTTGTCACTATTATCTTGCGCATCATACCATGCATCGCCATCAATATCTATGGTTGGTTCATTTTTCATATTGATACCATCATTGATGAATCCAAATGGGGTCAATTCATCTTCAAGTCGTTGAATCTTTTCTTGAAACAGATTTTTTCGTAAATCAAAATTTGTCAGGTCTTTGAAATAGGTTTGCGTAGTCAACCATCCAAAAAGAACTAACGTCATTACTAAATCATCATGATGACCTTTTTCTGCTTCATAACTATTCGCCTTGGCCACAAAAGAAACCAATTCAATAATAGTATCATAATCTTCGGGAATGAGTTTATCATCTTCGATCATGGATTTCATAATAGAGCATCCCACTCGTTTGACGGCTTTGGTTGTTCGGACTCCAAGTTGACTTTGTGCGGCACCAAACCCACCGTCAAGAGTCTGACCTTTTCTACCACGAACAGATGTAATTAAAATATTGTCATATTCAAGATCGTGATGAAGAATATCGGCAACCTGGCCACCAATATCGTTAATTTCTATCAATACATGTGCTGTGTTATATGTGTTTCCAACACGATACACAAGATCGGGAAGAACCATAGGCGACATGGTATTATTTCTAAACGTACACACAATCTTGTATGGTGTTTTAGTGATGTCAATAACGGATATAGCATGGTAGTCAAGTTCTTTACCACGGGATACATCAACAGTCATCACATATTGATGGTCTTCTTGCACCCTTTCATAGATTTTTAATCCATCCTCTGAGGATTCGGCCGGGGTTTTCCACGCAAGGCATTTAAGTTTCTTTGCCTCAATAAGTGTTTGAGTACTGCCGATGAAATCACATTCAAATTCGCACCTAAATTGTTCTTCGGATGTGTTGGAAATGGTTTGTTTCTTCCATGCTTCATCACGGCCTGGAACTTGGTTCCAATGAACTTCAATAGGAATGTATTCACTGCGACCTTCTTCAGCATCCACCCACATCTTGTAGAACATGTTGAGTCCTTTGGGGGTAGATACAATGAGGACTTTAGTGTCCTTGCCAGACGAAATGGTTGGATATACCGAACTGAAGAATTCTTCGGCCACACCCGGCGGTACATATGCAAATTCGTCCAAGAAAATCATATTGAAAGAACCACCACGAACCGCACTGGAAGAAGTCGCAGCTGCGATCACTTTGGAATGATTCTCTAACTCAATGTTTGTCTTGTTCCATTCTTCTACTCCCTGTTGCAACCAGTTTGGAAGATTTTCATATGCTAGTTTGATCCGGGTCAAGAGTTCTCTTGCCGTGGCAAGTTTGTTAGCCAAAATGGCCACATTGACTTCTGGGTTGAACAATATGTAGTGAAGGATATAGGCAATAACTGTCGTTGATTTGCCAGTCTGTCGAGGAAACTTACAAATAACGAATCGGTTGTTGTGAACTTTATTGAGAAGGGTTTCTTGAAAGTCCCATGGGGTGAATGGCTGAAGGCCTTTGTCGAGAGTAATAATTTTAACGTGATTTGTGATGAAGTACAGCGGATCGGCCGAGCATTTCAAGTATTCCTCAACTTGTTTTTTGGAAAACTCTTGGGGTACATTAGCTGATTTTAGATTGTGATTACCAAGATAAACATTACTCCTGTTTGCCATCAATTACCTCTGCATCAATCATATCGTGTCGTATTTGTTTAAAATTTTGTTTTACCATCTCCTGAAGTTCCTTGGTGGAACCCACAAACAATGTATTGTTGGTAATTTTATTAGACGTTACATCGTTTGGATCTTCTTTTTTAATCTCTTTGATTTGTTTGTGAAGACCAATTAGATCTTTGTTTGCTTCGGACACACTCTTGATGAGTTGAGACACAACTTCATATGCTCGAGGCGATTCGCCTTCGGAGGCAACTTTGAGAATGCCATCAATAGCTGTTTGACCTGAGTCAATGATGTACCGCAAGTTCTGCCGAACATCCTTGTAGTCTGCGTTAACCTCTGGTTCATATGGTTTGATTTGTTTGGTTGGTTTTAGTTGAACCCCATCAACGACATATTCCATGTTAAGTGTCTCAGACACTTTTTCATCTACGCTTTTATTTTTCATAACGTGTTACCTGCTCCATCTATTCCATCGTCACCAGTCATACCATGAACTCGAAGTGTTGTGGTGTAATCATAATCACTACCGAATGTTGCACCTTCTGGATCAGTGGTGATATCAATCCGTGATAGTGCGCCTGTAAGCCCACTGAATGATTCGTCCACCGTCGAATCATACAAGATGGTGATTGACTTCTTGATGATCCCAGACTCCTTGACGGGACTATACATGTAAGATTTGGCAGCAAAGTCTAAAACCCACATGACATTACGAATGTTATCAAAGTCACCCTCATATTCAGATTCAACGGTTGCACTGGTAAGGATGATAGGAACATCGACCTTTTCGTGTAAATCAGAAATTAAGTTTAATGATACAGTAAACTCGGGTGTAAAATATGGTGTGATCTGTTCTAACATTTGTAGACTATCATCTACTGTTTCAGACATGAGATACATCCCAAAGTTTAAGACATATGGTACGGGTGTATAATTAGACAACACCACCTCATCACTTCCCGTCTTAAGTGCTCGCCGACGACCAAGTGTGTTGGTCTTTCGACTGGTGTCATACTCTACTGATGTTAACTCAAACCCAATTCGTGGAAGTGTCATAGACACTTGTGCCCTATCTGGGCTCGACAAACGATAGTCTTCCCGAATTTTTCGAATGAACTTGGCCTTGTTGCCATAGGAAATCGGAACTTGGATCTGTTTAATTGTATTGCCGCTAGAATCAGTACGAAGTATCTTGATCCTGTTAAAAAGGGATCCAAAGGCAATTACAGTGTTTCTAACACTCTTGTTGTAAAAATGTGTTCCAAACATCTACATGAAGTCTCCCTCTGAGAAAGGATCCGTTTCAGTGAAGTCAAACACATCATCACCTAATGTTTCGAGTTCATCGTTAGTTGCAAACGGATCGGATGGGATGGTGACACCCCCTGTTACAGAATCTACTTGATCAATGTTGATGTCATCAATACGATCATCATCGGTGTCGAAGTCTTCGTGAGAGTAACGGAAGAGTTCACATGATAGTTGATACACATACAATTTCCCGGATTGATAGAATGGATTTTCATGTTCAACAAATTTAATTTCAAACAGTCCCTTTGAGAGAGGGAAGTAGAGCAAATCACCCTCTCTGGGATAGTTGATAGTTGTTAGGTGTGCAAATTCTTCTTCAAATCGTTTCTTGGCCACAACAACAGACATAGAATCTCGGATCTCAAACCCTAGTTTGGAGATGATATCCCCTTCCCCCTCAAACCCATCAACAGATGCAACATGCATCTCTATCTCAACAGAATTTTCAAACTTGGAGCTGGTGTCTTCACCAAATAGAGTGTCTTCGTTGACTAGAGTTCGTGGAAGGTATAGAAAATCGTGGCCATGAATCTTGATAGATTCAATGACAAGATTCTCTATGAGGTTTTGGTCAACTGATTCTCTTTTGAAATACGGATTCGTAGCCATAGATTATCACCACTCTAGACCTTCAAGAATCATGCCATCCAGAAACAGCACGGTGTCATCCGTTTGCCCCTCCCATGTCATCATCCGTATGCCATCAACATTAGCAAACCCATCCATCCCGTCCCCATTCGCCATACGTATTTTTTGGAATGCTTGAGCAAATGATTTACTGGAATCTTCATTATTTAATGTTAGATACACTTCCCCATTTATACGTCGATGCTCTTCGGCATTGTTTATGACAGTTGCGTTGGGAGCATTCAACTCATATGTGTGTCTAATATATGGCACAGCATCATCGTAGATTATATTAATATTATAGTGTAGGGGGACATGGGTGTACCCATCGCACAAAGGTATCGACATAACACTCCTCCCACTGTGGTGGCCACGTTGCACATACGCACTCCCATATCCCCTCGTCTTGAACATTTGTTCATTTGGATAAAATTGGTAGTCAGCGTGTATCATGTTCTTGTCGGGCACACTGTTGATGTCCCGACTTCTTAAGTGTTCACCATACCATTGTCCATTTATTCGGACCTGATAACCGAATTCGTCGCCACCAGATCCGCTTTGCCAAGCATTTTTAATACGGATTCGAATTCTACGATATTTACCTGTCTCCCATGTCAATTCAGGAGCATTAGTCGAACTGTATTGTTGACCGCCACCACTGTGAGAGGGGCCCGGGAGCTCCCGTTCTTCGGTGGTAGGATGCAGATAGTACCCCAAGTGATAGGCTCGCTGACCGTGGTAGTGGGCCCGCCTATTCGGTTGCATTCTATCTATTTCGACCCATGGGCCGGTATAGGTGTTTGAGACAGATCCAATGCCATGCGTATTCAAATTGTGGTGCGAGTGGATGTGCGGGAGCGGATATCCGATCTGAGATCGAGTCGTGTTTGTTGGATCATCAAATACTCTCCAATCATAACGATATATACCGTCGATGTACTCGGCCGGCAGAAACTCGTTGATTTCCCCCCGCCGAACGCCGGCGGCGTTCCTGTAAATAATTTCATCCGCTTGAATGGTGATGCGGGTGTTGTCAAGGCCTGAGTACTTTTTGCCTTCAATCAGAACAAAGGCGTCATTGGTATAGTAATTATTCCCGCCGTCCCCATACTTGCCCTGATCACTAACAGATAACATGGCCACCGAGGTTTCGCCGAGGAATAATGACGATGC